AGCGTCTCACGACGAAGAGCTTCAAATGAAAGGTCTTTGTAGATGTTACCCTTAACAGGGGCATCTCCTTGACCGTATCAGAAAAGAAGTACTGACAGAAGTTCACTACCTTTATCAGATAGTGACGGGAGCCAAAATCTCTTAAAATCCACATCTCAGGACCTCAGTGTAGCTACTCGTAGCATGTCAGGGATCATTAATAATGACCTTCCTGCTTGCACGATTATGTCTGCACTGAGCCCTGTGATTTCAACACCATCCATAAAGAGCCGCTTTGCGAACTCTGAACGGTAGTGTTGACCGTCGGATACTACAGACTTTGTCAGGTTGATGGAAACACCAATCCTTTCAAGCGTCTGCTGGTATCTTAAGGCAACTTTAGAATTATGGATGACAACGTCGTCACCGAGAACTGAGTAGTCCCTAAAGGTCGCAAAACCTTCTTGGAACGCGCAGAACTCGATAACGGCGTGATGGGTTAAGGCGAAGGCAGCTCACGAGGAGTAAAATCCAAGTGGTTGACCGACAGCCCACCTCACATTGTCATTCCCAAGTCTAAAGTCTCTATTGACCATAACACCAACTCAGTCAAATGAGGCGGATTCCCCGATTATCTCAGAAATTAATCATCTCTGGATTTCGATTGGGAACCGATCAGTTGCACTGGAGAGGTCGTAACTTCTGGACTGTTCATTAGTCATCTTTGCTACTCTCGTAGCTTGGGTTTCTTGTGAATACGTTCCGTCAGTTACCATCTTCTTAAGCTTCTGCATAATGATATCATGCAGAGGGCGTAGAAGGAGTTGTGATCAATAATCACCTATAGCGACCATACGTGTCTTCCCGGCGCCTTCAGAAATGAGGGCGATCCGTGAATGCAAGTATGAATCGCTTGGAGTTGTGAGTTTTCCAACTTTCTTAAGTCATGGTACAACCCAAGGCGCAGTTACGCGACCAAGGGCCTCCATGTGCTTAAGAAGTGGGAGATCTCGCAGGATAGCTTGTGAATCGTAATGGCTGGTTAATATGGAGGGACCATTGGGTCCTCTTACTAACCTTCCAAACGGTCTCTCAAGCGTATCCAAACGGATAGTTCCGAATGTCATCTTGATTCAAGGTCTTAGTCAAGTCCGGAAGGACTTAGACCAATCTTGATCAAGTACCGGTCCCGGGTTTGTGATAACCACGGGGTCAAAACTAGGCCTCAGGTGCAGGATCTCAACAACCCTACACACTGAAAGTGCTAGTCTGATCTCTTCTGGAGAGCTGGTAAGAAATTGTAACAATGGTCGCAAAACCTTTGGAACACCTTCTTTATCAGACTTCCTGAAGGGAACCGGTGTGAAGTTCTCTTTAAGAGATATCTTCTTAGCAATAAGAAGGTACTCCTTAAAGAGCTTTACCGCGTTCGCCTTTCCTTCTTTCTCAACTGTAAACAGTAGGGAATCGAGGTAGGACTTAGCCGCAGTGTTGAATACGTCTATTCTAGATTGATCCTTCATGATGCAAGCAGCTAAAGCTTGTATTGTGGTGTATCATCTTGATGTCGTGTTTACCATAGTGGTTATGTGCTCTCCCGTTTTCACGGTGCCGCCAGAAATGTAACAACATTTAGACGGGGGATTTGT